TTAGTTTTCTATCTCGTCTAATCGTTGCATATATTCAGTATAGTACCAGAACAACTCGTGTTTAAATGCTTCAATCGCTTGTTCCGCTTTTTCTGTTGATGAAAAATAAACAACATTTAGTTCTCTCCAACCATATTCTTCACACGCAAATACACAATCATCTGTGTAACTATATTTAATTTTATATTTGCTTATATTTGTATTTTTCCAATCTTTTAATGTAATCGCTCTATCGTGTGATGCCTGCCATTGCCGTAGGCAACGTAATAATCGGTCTGCTCTTGCGTTGTTTTCAGCAACAGTTTCATCATTGTAATAATTACCACAGTCTCTACGTCTTTGGTCTGATATAGCTTTACATTCTATCTGCTTACTTACATCACCCGCCGCACCGATAACAAAATAACATTCTTTTTCCTCAACTCTTTCGTATCCAGTCTGTGGTCGTTTATCAAGCAATCCAAGCTCTTTGGCATCTTCTTCTGAAATCTCCGCATCAATATTTTTGCCGTCAATATTAATTTGT